ACCGCAGAGCTTGCCGTTCCCAGCCAACCCGGGAGAGCGTCTCCTAGAGCCGAAAAAACAGAAGCCACAGCCGACAGAAGAATGCTGGCTATAGTAAACCCCAAAAGGACCGACGGAAGGCCTTGTGAACTAATCCAAGAAAGAATGGCTGACATGAGATCTCCTTTATTTATGATTGCAATCAGTTTAAAGTTTATTTACAGTTTTAAAAAACGCAAACAAATAATTACCGGAGAAAAGAAGAATGAAAAAAGGTGACCTCGGTTTTCACGAAGAATCAAGAACACTCCCAGAAGTAGAACAAGAATATGCAGATCTAGCAAGTCAGCTCGGGCACAACAGTCTTTTAATCAAGAATTCAGAAGAGATGATTGTTAAGAATAAAAAAGAAATCGAAAAAGGGTATAAGAGGCTAAATCTTCTCGCAGAACGGATTAAAGCTCTTCGCCCGGAAGGGACCTTCCTTCCCAAGGACCCAGCTCCAGCTATGGAAAAGGAGGCTTCTAAGTGAATTTTCATCAATTCGCCATCATGAATGAAGATCAAGACTTTTTTCTTCCTATTAACTCAGAAGAGTTTGATCTCCTGGTTGATGAGCTTGTTACCCGGTATCAGCTTCCTAATCGAGAACATGCCGTTGCCATTGTGTCCAATAGGATCCAGCATCTCCCACCCGATCAGGCTACTTCTACCCTTAAATACCTTGGACATTGTGTTCTCAAGAATCTCGCCTATCAAATCGCCAATCAGCAGGGGAACAAAGTTCAGCATAAGATGCAAGTAGATGAGTTGATTTCTAGGCTTAAGGCGGATCACAATGACACTGAAGCAAGAGATCTCTTAGAAAAAGCAGTGAATGTTGGATCTACTTATGCAAAAGATCAGCTCGCTTTGGTAGATGACTCTCCTGTTTTTCCCAAGGTAGTAGAAATGAAACCAGCGAAGATTATGGTGTCTGGGCCTGGCCAAGAACCAGCCTAAGAGGTTTCTAGATCTTCAGGATGAATGGTATGAAAAAATCCGTTCTGGCGGCTTCGTCGACATTGAAGATTATAAAAAACCAGACCGGCCTCTTAAACAATGGTCCTCTTCTTTTTTCCATCGGAATAAATCAATTCTTTCGATTAAAGGTACCTCCGATAAACCGTTTCCAAGTCCAATCTTTAGAAAAGAAGAAGAGTTTTTAAACAGTGATCTTTTCCCAGAAGTTGTAAAAAGTGTTTGTAAACACGGGAATAGCTCTTTTACAGAACAGTTAGCCGAAATAGCATGGATTCAACACTGTAAGGGGATTAGTAACCGCGGGATAGCAAAGATGCTCAAAACCTCTGAAGCCACAATTCGAAGGTTTCTTAAGAAGATGAAAGAATGGCTGAATCTCTTATGAGTGAAGAATCAATCGTTATTATCAGAAGCTTTAACCCATCTGCTGACAATGCCTTTCTTTATTCTTCTTGGCGAAACGGGTTGTGGTATGCCGAAAAGAGAGACGAAAAAGACGCAAAGCAATTCTTTAAAGATATTACAAAGGAGATCTCTCAGAAGCTTGAATCCGGAGTGACCAAGATTGCTTGTCTAGAAAATGATCCAACCCAACTCATTGGTTACTCTCATCAAATCGAAACATGCCTGGTTTGGGTCTATGTTAAATTGAGCTATAGGAATTTAGGAGTTGCAAAGCTTCTCACAAAAGGATTTGAAACTGTAGAAGAGCCTGTGACCTCTGTCGCTAAGAAACTTGTAGAAATGAAGAAACTTAAGGTGAAAAATGAAAGATCAATCCATCCAGCCGAAGAGCTCCGGGGAACCGCTAGCATCAGTCCGGTTCTTTGAATCCGTGCCCGTCATTAAAGACACTGAGCCCCAATATGAGTATAATCTTGTCTCAAAAGATGAAAGATATCGAGTAGATTCAATAACTTATCAATCAAACGGGAGTGTTATCCTTGAAAAAGGAGATAAGATGGTTTTAGTTGGGTGCATGAACTTTAAGTATGGTCGTCCTCTTGACTTGTAGGGTTAACACAACACACCGATAATTCGGAGATGAATGGGTACATTTCCTAATAAAGCGACTCAATTCAAACCCGGACAAGCCAGTCACGGAGGTAGGCCTGGATTACCCGCGGAAGTTAGGAAAGCCAGGAAAGAAAACTTCGTAGCCCTAGTTAAGATGGTTACCGCTCGGCTTTCAATGACCCAAGAAGAAGCGGCTATTCGAGATTCCGGGCCTGAGCTTCCCATGCTTGAAGTAGCCATCGCTCGGTGTATCGAAAGAGCCTGTGAAGGGGATCTCTTTGCACTTAAATATCTGATAGAATGCATGGTTGGAAAGATTCCTGAGGCAGAAACGGAAGCCACTACGGAAGAACATGCATGGGTAATTGAGAAATGGGAGCAAGCTAAGCATGACGCAAAGCGATCCGTTCCAGACACTGATTCAGTCGTGGCAGAAGGAGTACCAAAGAATCCAGAAGGGATTCAACCTTGATGACATCTCCTTCCCAGAACAACGGAAGTTCATCAATGATCGGGCTCGATTAAAGGCTCTCTTTTGTACCCGCCGTGCAGCTAAGTCCTATACTGCCGGGTTGTATATGGTGAAGGAATGCCTGGAAAACCCCAATATTAACTGTTTATTTGTGGGGCTCACCCGCCTCAGTGCTCACGACATTATCTTTAAGGACATTCTCAAGGTTATCGATCGCCAGAACAATCTAAACTGTGAGTTCAACCACACTCTTCTCACCATGACCTTCCCGAACGGGTCGGTCATCCGAATCACTGGAATTGATGCTGATGAGAATGAGATGAACAAGGAGCTTGGGAAGAAGTTTAAGCTCGTATGTATCGATGAAGCCTCTCTTTACACCATTAATCTCAAACATTTCATCTACGATATCATTGGACCCGCAATGGCCGATCAGTACGGAACTATCTGTGTTTTTGGAACCAGCTCTAACTTCACTCGAGGACTCTTCTTTGACATCACGAACGGTAAAGAGCAGGGATGGTCTCTTCATCAATGGACTGCGCATCAAAATCCTTACATCGATTGGCAAGCACAGCTGGATGAGATCGCTAAAAACCGGCCTCTTTACATGGAAACCCCACAGTTCAGGCAGTGGTATCTCAATGAATGGGTCATAGAGACTGACAAGCTTGTGTATAAGTTCCACGTGGAACGAAATCTTTACCGGGGTGAGCTCCCCTATCCTCTGAACTCCGGTTGGACCTTTAACCTCTCGATCGATACCGGATGGGAAGACGATAACGCGTTTATCCTCTCCGGATATCATCAACACGCCAACACTCTCTATGTCATCAAGTCCTTTAAAAAACCTCATATGACCTTTGACCAAGTGGAAGCTAAGATCAAGGAGTTCCAAGCCGATCCAAATTACCCCATTCAAAGCGTGATTATTGACGGAGCTAACAAACAGGGCGTTGAAACGATGCGTCTTCGTTCTGACATCCACTTTGAATACGCAGATAAACTAGGAAAGGTGGATCACATTGAGATCTTAAACGGAGATCTGATTCAAGGACGCGTTAAGATTCACGAGTCTTGTATGGACCTGGTTGATGAAATGATGTCTTTGGTTTGGAAAACCGATGGAGATAAGATTGTTTACCCTAAAAAAGAGCACCCTGCTTTACCAAATCACTTGTGTGATGCTTTTCTTTACGGCTGGTTTAATGGCTGGCATTTTCTTTCGGGTCCAGAAAAGAAAGCGCTCATGCCGGGAACACCGGAATATATTAAAGAACAGGAAGATAAACATAAGCAGGCCATCATGGAGCGGATCCAAAGGGAAGAGCGCATGAAGAATGTCTCTTCTGATGGCATTAGCTGGGGTAAGCTTCCAGATGGAAGAAACCCATGGAATGAGTGGTGAAGTGCGAGGAGTCGGATTCGAACCGACGACCTCCGTTGCCATTGTTCAAGTGTTAACGGCGCTCTATCCTAACTGAGCTATCCTCGCATCTTTGTTCCATTGCGACGCACCTCAACACGTATGTGGTATTTCCTCTTCGCAAAAAGAGTTGGCCAAGGAATAGGGTCTTAGTCGGAGAATCTAAGTATGGGTTTTCCGAAGAGGACGAGCTTATGGAAAACGCCATGGATGAGCTTTTGTCTGCCTATGAAAGGAAAGATAAAAAGTCACTCATTGAGGCCCTGATGGCCATTGTCCAAACCATTCAAGCAAAGGAACACAATGCCTCCAATTCACTCGAAGCGACCTAAGTCAATCATGGATGAACATGAAAAAATGGATCAAGAGGAATGTGTGGGTCCTCATTGTTCTGGATGTTCTTCGGCTACATGCATGAGTGAAGGAGGAGAAGTTGAAGGGAATTCTGAAATGAAGTCTATGAAGAAACCTGAACTTTATGCAGAGGGTGGTTACATAAATCCAGACAACGAAGATGATCAGCGCGGCAAAAGACACAATAATGAACGGGGGGTTCACCGGGACCATGACTCATCTGGAATGTCTATGGCCGGCGTTTATTCTAGAAACGTGAATAATAACGACAGTGTGTATAAGGGACCAAACGGTAAATCTAAAAGTTTTGCTAAGACCGAGCACGAGAGAGTTTTGTCAGAGATGAAGTCCATGAAAAAGCCCAATCTTTATGCCGAAGGCGGAGAGATTGGAATGATGCCTGAACATGAAGGCGACATGGAAGACGGCGATATGGAGAGCGAGCTCAATGATGCTCTCGGTGACGAACTTCTCGCTGCTTTTGAATCCAAAGACAAGAAAGCAATCATGTCATGCATCGAAGCTGCGGTGATGTCTTGCATGAGCAAGGGGGAATGATGGACAGCAAAGAAATTAGTAAAGCGATTCGAATGAGGAAGAAGTCTCTTCTTCGTCCCGACATGGACTATGCGGGTCAAGAAGCTCTTGATCCCAATGCGCTCGACGACATCGTGCAGAATGAGCGCGTGAGTAAGATCCTGGATTCTCCTGATCATCCTAAACCTTCTGAAGAAATGATGGGAGAAGGGGAGTCGACTCAGTCTCTTAAAGACCGAAAGAAGATCTCAGCACGAATTGCGAGCTACTTCAAGACTCTATGAACCTGAGCGATACTCTTCAACTCATCCAAGGGTTAAGAGCCCAAGGTGCTTCTCATTTTAAGTCGAATGACTTTGAAGTGACCTTTTCTGGTGATGGAAGAATTGTCCAATCCGGAATGACAGAAGATGTTCCAGCTCAAACACCCACTGCTTCTGAAGATCCTACAGTCCACTTTGACGCTAAAGCTCAGGAAGAAGCCACTAAAAAGCTTAAGGATCTTATCGGCACTCTCAGCCTCTCTCCCGAAGCATTAGCAGATCGGATCTTCCCGGATGGAGCTAATCCATGAGTTATGAAGTCAGCCCGATTAAAACAGCCGAATATGTAAGAGACAAGATCATAGATCCTAGGGACAAAAAAACACTTCCTAAAGAATCAAATTATTATCAATGGTGGTTAGCTCAAGATGACCAAGCTTTGTGTGCTCAGTTACTTTCAACAACAGCGTTTCTCAAAAACTACCATTCTGCCCGGATACGGCAAGCCTCTCTTTATTCAAGGCTCTTCTCCGGTAAGCCTCTCTATAACTACCTCGCCAGTACAAGCACATTGGATAACTCCCAGCAGATGCCAATGGGCAGACCTACTGCTAACGTTGTCTACTCATGCATAGACACGATTGTTTCTCTCATTACCCAAGCAACTCCTCGCCCTGTATTTCTGACTGATGCCGGATCTTATGAGCAACAGCGCCTAGGAAAGCAGATCAATAGTTTTATTGAAGGCGAATTTTATAGATCTAAGACCAAAAGGCTTGGGGCAGAAGCATTTAGGGATTGTTGTCAATTGGGCAATGGATTTATCAAAGTTCTTGAAAAAGACAATCGAGCTGTTCATGAACGAACTCTTGAAACAGAGCTTCTGGTAGACTTCAATGATGCCTATTATCGGAAGCCTCAAGCTCTTATCCAGACCAAGCTTTGTGACCGAGGTCTTTACGCCGAACTTTACCCAAAGGCAGAAGAAAAGGTTTATAAGGCCGCTGGAGGAACAGTTGATTCTTCTCCCCAGTCCATAGAGACAGTTTCTGATCACTTTATCATCTCAGAAGGTTGGCATTTACCTTCCGGGAAGGACGCTAAAGACGGTAGGCATACAATCGTCTGCTCCGAGGGAGTAATTCTTGATGAAGACTGGGATAAAGACTTCTTCCCATTTGCTAAGCTCGATTACAACCAAAATACGGTTGGATGGTTTGCTCAGGGGTTAGCCGAGATCCTTTTCCCCACTCAAATGGAAATTTATAAGATGCTAATCATTGCATCTCAGTCCATTGAGATGACAGGTGTTCCAAAGATCATCATTTCTGAGCTTTCTAAGGTTTTAGAGACTGCATTCAATAACAACATCTCTTCTATCATTAAAGTGAAGAGCATGGCGGAAGCGCCTCAATTTGTGAATGCGACTTCCAACAATCAAGAGATCTATGATTACATCAAATGGCTAATCGATAATGCCTATCAGATGTCGGGTGTTTCCGCGATGGCCGCTCAGGCTAAAAAGGCAGCAGGGGTTCAAAGCGGTGAGGCAGTTCGAGAACTCAACGATCTCCAGTCGGCTAGATTCGCTGCCCTTGAAAGACGTTACTATGACTTCTATCCCGATCTCGCTTATTTGACCTTCGATAAAGCGTGTGACATTGCCAGAAGAGAAGGAAAATATTCTACCATTTATCCAGGAAGGCATGGGATTGAGAAGCTGGACTTTCCTAAGGCAGCACTTCTCCTTAAGGACAACTTCGTAATTCAATGCTTCAATGAGGCTTCTCTTCCCAGGGATCCAGCCGGACGCCAGGCCAGGCTTTCAGAGATGCTTGCTGCGGGAGAAATCGACAAGAATGAATTTAGGAAGATGTCGAACTTCCCGGATCTTGAACAATCAGACCAATTGGCAGTAGCTCTGGAAGATAGAATCCTTCATGATTTGGATGAGATCATCGATACCGGTAAACCGGTCATGCCAGATCCATTCATGCTTGATCCTACTGACATGGCAACGCGCATCACGGTTCAAACGATCAATAAGTATGCTGTGACTGACCTTGAAGAAGCCAAAAAAGAGAAGTTAAGGGATTACTTTTCTCAAATCCAAGTTTTAAAGCAGACAGCTACTCCGCCACCGCCGATGCCAGCTCCTGCGCCCGAAGGACAAGTAGTACCGCCGAAGCCAAGCGTTGCTCCTACCAGTAACGTTCAGGTCTAACGAAATCAACAAGGAGAATCCATGTCTTATACTGTAGAACCCATGACTGCTATTGGTCAGCCCGCATCCAATTCAATCACTCAAGATCAGTTCGATTTACCCGTAAAAGAGTTTTTAGCTTATGATCCTAAAGCGAGTTTAAGCGTCACTGGAAAACCTATTGAAAAAGAAGCGGTTACACAAAATGAGACGCACCAGGACAAGATAGAAGAAAAAGTAGAATCGGCTTCTGAAGAAAGCGTTAAGCTTTCGCCTAAGATTAGTGCTCTTGCCAGGAAAGAAGCTGAGCAAAGAAGAAAAGAACAGGCTTTTAAGGTGCGAGAAAAGGAACTAGAGGCTCGTTTAGCTAAGGCTGAGCGATTTGAAAAGCTTCAGTCTCAGCTAGCATCTAAAGACTATTCTGCCGCTGAAGAGATGGGGATGTCTTATGAAGAATACACTCAGTATCTTCTCAATAAGACAGCATCTGAATCTCCAGAATCTAAAAGGGCAAGAGAACTTGAAGAAAAGCTCAAAGTTATCGAAAAAAGCTTAGAGCAAAAAGAAATCAATGACTACAACGCTAATCAGTCTCTCTGGAAAAAAGAAGTAGCTCGAACTGTAGCCGAAGATGACCGGTTCAAAATCATTCGGAAGATGGGCGCTGAAGATGCTGTTTTGCAGCACATCAACGACTCATTTGATGAAGATGATGTTGAATTGACAGCAGAAGAAGCGGCTTTAGATATCGCAGCTCATCTTAAACAACGCGCTGAAGCAGCTCGCGCGCTCCTAGAAGACGATGAACAAGTTTTAGAGAAGAAATTAGGTCCGCCTAAGTCTTCTCCCAAGACCATAACCAATAACATGGCGCCGACTTCAGTGAAGGCAGCGTCAAAACCGTTTCATCTCATGTCCGAAAGCGAGCAGATTGCTGAAGCTTACCGGAGGGTGCAAGCGGCTAAACAAGGACGGTAATTAAATGGGTACTCCAGCAAATCCGGCATTAGCCTATAGTAATAGCCAGGATAATCTTCAAGTTCTAAAACAACTCTATTCTGATGATGCATGGGTCATGAAAGACCTCGTGTTCAATAAGAATAGATTTTTAACAATGGTCGAGAAAGACGAGACCGAAATGGGTCTCGGAGGGTTGAACTTCCCAATCCCAGTGCTCTATGACGTGGGTGGAGGTGGTTCTGCTAATCTCGGAACCGCTCAGACCTATCAGACTGCGCCTGCAACGGCTTCTTTTCTTCTCACTACGGTCAATGTGTACCGAGTTGGGTCGATTCAGAATCAGTTCCTCCGGGCATCTGCTCAAAACATCGGTGCGTTCATGCCCGCTGCTAAGATGAACGTGAAGTCGCTCTATATGGGAGCTGCTAACGACATTGCTTATCAGATGTTCGCTGATGGTTCTGGAACGAGGGGTTCTTACGGTGCAAACGGCGGAAGTGGGAGCATTGTTTCCGGAGTGATCACTCTTGATAACTTGGGCCAAGTTTACCAGTTCTCTATAAACATGGCATTGTACAGCTATTCTATTTCTGGATCGACCGCTACTCAGTCTACGGGAGGAGCAGTGGGTTATGTGATTGCTGTCGA